AGCCAACCCAGCGATCGTTGCCTCGAACAGGCTGGGCGCGGTCGACAGGAAGATTGCCAGCCCTTGGGCCGGTGTGCCCACTTTCGCCGCCACCGCGCCGAAGCTATCGACCTGCGTGGCGTCGAGGCTCTGATGAGCTACGTGGACCCGTGGGTCGCAGCGTTCCAAGACGTATTCACGGACATCGGCTCTGGCATCTACATCGCGTGGGACAAGATCTACACGGATTCGGCGGCACTGCTGAACACGATGGGTGCCTTCATAATGGGATTTTTTGACAACATCGCCAACGGCGTCATGGCGACGTTTGACAACCTCGTTGCTGGCATCCAGATCGCATGGACTCGAGTACAGGGTTTCATCACGGGAGCAAAGGACACTGAGCAGCGGGTGCAGGACATCAAGGATGAGAACGCTGCTCGAGCAGAGCAGCGGATGCAGGAGCGACCAGGCGTAAACGCTCGGACGGATAAAGCGGCGGCAGAGAACGCACAGGCCGAGACGCAACGGCAGGATCGAGCCGGTGCGATTATGTCTGGTGGAGAGGCCGACAAGGCTGCAAGGCAAGACGAGAACGCCAAGCGAGCAGCAGACCGTCGTGCTGGCGTTGTTGATGCAGAAACAAAGCTCAATGACCTGACGACTGCAAAGCAGGCAGAGCGTGACGCAGCAAAGAAAGCAGCCGAGGACATCGCAACCACGACAGGGGCGTCTGCGGCGTCTCCTGGCGAGAAGGCGGCGACAGCCGGTGCCGGTGCAGCTGGCGCTGACGCGGCAACAAGCAAAGCCGAAGTCGCCGGCACGTTCTCAAGCGTTAACCTCGGCGGCATGGGCTTTGGCTCGTCGCTGGCGGAACGCACTGCCAAGGCTGCGGAGGAAACGGCTAAGAACACTCGGAATCTCGCAGGCGACGGAAAGGTGGCAGCGTAATGGCACTTACTTGGATTGAAGACGGCGACTCACGGCAAGCGACGATTGTCCGCAAGGGCAAGAAGGCGGCGTCGTCTTATGTGAAGAGCTACAAGATTTTCGGCACAGCCGACGACCCGGTGCTACACGCAGAGATCAATACCCAGATCACCACCAATTTGAAATACTGGGCTTACCCAGGCGTCCCTGGAATGAATCTGATGGCAGAGTCTTACTCTGTCTCGTTCCTCGGCGACGACGCTTGGCAGCTGACGATCAATTATTCCAAGGATGGTGCCGAGGATGGCGCTGCGCCGCTCAATCGTTCCCGGTCGTTTGACACGACGGGTGGGACGCAGCACATCACACAGGCTCAAAGCGAGACTGGCTACCCATCAGGATTCGGTGGCGCTAATTCCCAGTTCATGGCGATTGGCGTTGATGCCAATGGCGTGAACGGCGTTGACATTGTGGCACCGCAGTTGCAATGGCAGGAGAGCTACGACGTGCCTAACGCCTACGTCACGAGCAACTACATAAAGTCGCTCGCGTCTGTGACAGGCACAACTAATAATGCCAGCTTCCGAGGCTTTGCGGCAGGCGAAGTGCTGTTCGTTGGCTGCTCTGGTTCGCAAGAATGGGACGACCAGAAAGGGCGAGGGCCGTGGAGCCTTTCCTACAGATTCGTCGCGTCGCCTAACGCAGGAACGGGGCAGACATTGCCTGCGAGGTCAGTCGGAGACATCACTGGGATTGAAAAAAAGGGTCACGAATACCTGTGGGTACGGTACGAAGACTCCGTCTCTGGGGCTAGCAACGCACTGCTGAAAAAGCCAAAAGCCGTCTACGTCAACAAGGTATACCGCGAGTCCAACTTCTCGGCACTCGGCATAGGGACAACATAATGCCACGCCCAGACGGACGCCTAGAGCCTGGCCAGCCGCTACGCGGTGCGATCTCGGCACGGGCGTGGAATCGTGCGCAGGACGCTGCTGACTTGGTGCTCGGTGCGTACGCCGGCACGGAAGGCTCTCCCGGCTCGCCGGTGCTCAAACCGTACACATGGGCCTACTGCCAGCCGTCTGTGACAGTGGCACGCTGGGGCGTGCTTGCGATCACTGGCGTTGCGATCACGCCTACGAGCTCGTCAGGCGGGGCTACAGCGTCGTTCGAGGAGATGCCAGTGTTGACGGGTTCTACACCTGATGCGACCACTACGGCTTGGTGCGTGGCGGTGGAGCCGATTGAGAGCGGGAAGGTGGGACGTGTGGCGGTTGGTGGCGTTGTGCAGCTGAAGACAGCGGACCTTGGCAAGGCGTCTGGGGCTCATGTGCTGTGGAAGGATTCAACGTGGGCGCTGATTCGGATGCAGTCTGGCGTTGTGCGTGGCAGATTTTCTGCTCCATGGAACAAGGGCGATACGGCAACCGTCACGGATGCTGTGTACAGCGGAACGACATACGCAAACGTCAAGAACTACTTCGCCAATGTCATCGGCAGCGGCAGTAAGGCTTGTGCCATAGCCTACGTTGGCACCGAATGGATTCTGATCGCAGCGGAGTGCAGCTAATGTTGGGCGGAAGTTGTAGTCCTTGTTGCGAGTCCTGCAACAAGTGCAGCACGCTTGCAAAAACGTCTGGCGGTCTAGCGAAACTGCAGTCGGTTGAGGTAACGCTATCGTCTTCCGACTACATTGAATCATATCTCTACGAATACACGCTCAACTTTGGCCTTGCGCCGAGTCAGAATGCGACGAGAGATCGCTGGAGAAGCCAGTACGCACAATACGGAATCACTCCCGGCTACAAATTCTCTACGGCCTCATACTTTCCAGGCGCTGCACTGTCTGGATCTTACTCATTGTCGAATGTATCGCACAGCGTTTTCAGTTCAAAATACAGATACTCGTTCCCTACGTCCGGCGGCGTATGCAGTGGCAGCTATCTTGAATGCATTATCTATCAAACCGGTTCAAGCAATGCGCCAGGGAAAAGCACGCTCGGTTACAGAATTGACGTGTCGTTTCAGTTGGTTGTGCAGTTGTTCAAATGGTGCAACAATCAAAGCTCGATTTTGACTTCGGAAGACGCTTGGTGTCAGCAGTCATCAGTTGGTTTTGCTGATTTTGGTTCGCATGTTGCGTTTGAGAAAACGCTTGCTGATCCGAGTGGCGGCGTTTCATTAGGCTGTGATACGTGCATTGGAAATTACGGCTCTGGAACGAGAACAATCAATCAACAATCGACGGGGCTTAGCCTGTATGTTCTTCTGCCACCGATTCTTCAATGGTATGGTCAAGACAGTGAGATACTGGAAGAACACAAATCCGGCACGTTCTCAACAACACTGTCAAATATTACGTTTGTTCCGCTGCCATGAATTGCATCATTGACGCGGCATCTTTGGTGTGCAAGCGATGTGGTGCCTCCGTCAGTTCATACGCGGTACAAAGAAACTGCCGGCCAGAGGCAACGCCGACGCCGCCAGCCGTTCCCGGCCTTGACCGCAGCGACGCACCGTCATTCCTCGCCAAGGTGCGAAACTTCGCCTCTGCCGCCGTCTCGCACGTCGCCGCTGGGATGCCGATGGCATCGGACGCCGAGATCATCCGCCGTCACGACATCTGCCTGGCGTGCAAGCACTTGGTGAATGACGCCTGCAAACTGTGCGGCTGCCCTGTGTCAAGGGTTTCTGGATACGTGTCGAAACTTAGCTGGGCTGACCAAGAGTGCCCTGCTGGGAAGTGGGGCAAGGCTCCATCCGCTTGACACGCCTGCCACCCTAGTGGCATGGGACGCACGAAGCCAAAGCCGAAGCAGCCCGAGGCGGTGATCCTGCCACCTGAGCTGGACGAGGACGACGACGAGTTTGCTGGCGGTGGCATCCCTGACGATGACGGGTGGATTCATCTCCAAGGGAAGGAGCCTCAGCGTGAAGACGAAGCAAGGCCCAAGCGGCGGACTGCTCGACGACGTTCGTGATGCGATGGCGGCAGTTCGCCACGGTCAAGCCAGGTGGTACGAGCGTGTCGCACCAGAGCACCTCGCGGAGCTTGTTGCCATCAAGGCAGCGTGGCGAGCCGGCGAGCTTGGCAAACGTAAGAAGACGCTGGCAAGGGATCTGTCAGCCAGGCTGCGTGCTCGTGGCATCTCTGACGTAGGCGAACAGGGGGTTATCGCATGGCTCAGCGACGCTTGAGGGACGAGATTGCAGAGGACGTGAGTCACTCGCAGCAGCTGGCCGCCGACGCTGAACTCGCTCGTCTGCGGTCAGAACTTGCGACCTACCGAAATCGGTACAAGGTGGCGCTGGCTCAGATTGACCGTGAGAGAGAGCGTGGTGATGCCCTGGTGCAGCTGCACGGCATCAAGCCTGTGCCGTCATTGCCCAAGTCTGCCAAAG